GTATTCGATGTTCTTCGACGCCACAAAGATAGCGCCGAGCTTTTTTATGGTGTCGTACGTAGACACAGCAGGTTGGCGATATGTTTGGAAATACTTTTCTTGCATCTCTACAAACGGGTATACCTTTTTCGCGTCCCAACGGTACTTACTTATGTTCTCGCTAAACACCTTGCCTTGCATCGCGTGCAACAGTTCAGTTTGCCAATCCGGTTTAGGGAACGACAGAAGGCGGCATGCTGGCGAGTCTTTCCTTATTAGCATGTACGGATACCATAAGAACTCTTGCCACAGCGCTTGCTTGCTGTATTGCACTGGCATCGGTGCTTGCACCCGAACACCGTTTGAGATCAGCTCACCGGGGAATACTGCTGCTTCGTAATTGTATACGTCCTTCACCATCGCAAGCGTTTGCGCGACAGCGTAGATGTTACGAGGGATATTAGTTCCCGCCATACATGCGTGTCGCAGTATAACGTAATCGCCAGCGTCGAATTGTTCAATGTATGCCATATAAAAACAAAACGCCCGGAAGGCGGATGCCTACCGGGCGTTAAGTCAGAACGTTGCGTTAGGGTTAGCTAACGGTCTCGCTCAAGTTGTGGATGCGGACGAACGCATCGCGCCAGTTGACGTTGAACGAGATACGCTCGCTAACGACGTACTTGCGCTGATCACTTTCGATGATCTCACCAGTGCGCATCTTGATCTGGCGACGATCGCCGATCTCAGGAGACGCACGGTTGTACATGCAGACTTCGCCAGCCGGAGCATGCGGAGCCTCGTAGAAAGGCACACCGTAGATAACGGTGACGATACCTTCGCCTTCGCCAGCAGAGCCGAGTCCAGTGATGAACGACGCGAGCGACAGACCGGAGACGTTCGCTTGCTTGAAGTTCGTATTGGAACGGATGTTGGCGGCTTGCTCACAAGGAACAAGACCAACGATGCGCGACTTGTTACGACCGTACTTGCCGAGATTGTACAAGGCAGTATTGACGAAATCAGGATCGAACACGGCAGCGCCAGCGTCCACTTCCGCCGCAGCGGTAGCAGTGTCGGCAGCAATCGTGAAGATGCCTTCGAACATCTTACGAGGATCGCGAACGAACCAGTTGGCAGTCGTGGCCGAATCGGGCGTAGGAGCCGTAGCGGTATGACTGGGATCACCAGAGAGAAACGCCATTTCTTCTGCTTCAGCGACTGCTTCAGCGAAGTCGAGCAACACTTGCTCGATAACGTCAGGCTGGGAATCTTCGATAGCCTCTTCGTCCAACGTGGTGAAGGACATGAGCTTCTTGGCAACCCAAGTCACTTGGGCGGTGCTGAAGCCAGTCATTGGTGCGGTCACGCCATCTTGAACGTAGTATGCCGCGCCAGCGTTAGCTTTCTTCGGTTTGGTCCAGGAACGGGTGTTCTGCTTGAAAGAAGGGATCAAGCGTCGTGCGATGTTGGCTTCGCGGATGTAGCGGATGACTTCGTTGGCTAGTGGAGCCGGAAGGTATCCCGCAAGCGATTGCCCAGCATTCGCGACGTTGAGCGCCTTCAAGATAAGAGCGTTGTTATTCATGCTTCTTTTCCTTTATTGCTGTTGTCGGTTATTGCGACCTAGTGCTTTGGCTTACGCCGCAGCCTGGGATGCGTTCACGGCTTGGATGTAGATACCCTTAGCCAGAGTTTTTTCCTCATCACTGAGCGCGTCGTATTCCTTGCTGTGATTGCACACATGCACGACGTACTTCAGGGTGTCGGGATCGGTAGCGGACTTGAGACACTTCTTGGGAGCGCCGTCTTCGCCTTCGCCGTCTTCGTCTTCGTCGGTGCCTTCAAAGCCCTTACGACGACCAGACTTGAGTTCCTTAACGCTGTCTGCCAAGGATTTCACGGCGTCAGCCAGTGTGTTCTCGGTATCGTCAGCGCTGTCGTCACCTTCAGCTTCCTTGTTCTTGTCTTCGGCGTCGTCGTTGCAGGCGAGCTTTGCGAGGATCGCAGCAGTATTCTTCTGCGCCTCTGCCATTTCTTTCAGGCTCGTGCCGAGCGGGCTAACCGCATCACCAATGAGCTCTTTCACGCGATCTTCGGTCAAACCGGCAGTCGCGTCCTTCTTATTGCCGTTCTTGTCTTTCATGTTTTTCTTTCCTGTGGTGTTGCGTTTACCGCTGAAACTTTTTTCGATCACGTCAGTTACGGAGCATTTTGCGTTGCACGGTAACCCGACGACTGATACTTCAAATAGTTCCATCGACAGAATTCGGTATTCAGTAACGCGATGGGTTTCCTCATCACGGACCACTTCTACCTGCTTAGGGCGGAGTCGAATCGAGAAAGCGTTCAGAACGCCTTCTTTGATTTTTGTCCAGATATCCTTAACGTCATCCGCCTTGGAAATCATAAGCTTGACAAGCAAACCCTTCTCATCAACAGCAGTTTCAATCACGCGCCCGATAGCTTTGTCGGTGTCATGATTAAAGAATACCGTATTAGCTCCGGGCTGCAAAAGATCCTTTGCGGCGTTCTGTATTGCTTCGATGGCAATGACGTCCTTCGCGCGGTCTTTGTCAATTGTCGAAGCATAGCCCAACATGAAACGACCAGTGTTGGCGCCTTTAACATCGCTCTTGTTGCGCTTGAGCTTCTTGAGCCGTTGTTTGCCGCGGCGCGATTTGCGGCTGGTGCGGGTGTTCATTTGCTTGCGCACCTGCGCATACATATTAAGGCTTACATCTTCAGAGCTACCAATGGCTTCTTCGATTGCTTTTTGATTTGTTAAAACTTCTTTCATAGAGTTGCCGCCTTACGTATTGCTTCTTTGTGAAATCTATCTATCCTCTTTAGCGCAACCGCCATGTTCTTCACACCCTTCGCGCTTGTGATCTTGCACATCTTCTCATGAACCATATGAGCTATTGCTGCCTCCCGCAAGGAATCCTCTTGCGGTACTATATTTTTCAAGGCTGCCAAGTCTTCAGACTTGGCGAAGTCAGACGTTACTGCCCATAGCTTCATTTCATCGACAGACTTTTGGGCTGGTTTCGGTGGCTTCTTGTCGCCGGAAGGTTTTGGCTTAGGCTGATTGTTCGCTGCGGTGCCACCGGCTTGTTGCTGCGATGGCGGAATAATGGCACCAGTGTTTGGATCAATCTGATTGCCGCCGGGTAGGACCACCATGGGAGAATCACCCCATGGCACCGGCAATAGGTGCCGACGTTCGCGAACTTCGTTAATCGTAATAATACCGTTCATTACATCAGAACGGTCGATCTCTGCTTGGGTCTTGGCATCAAGTATTTCCAACCCTGGGAACACAACCTCTAAGTCAGTAAACCCAAACCCTTCCCAAACTATCTGGGTAGTGTAGGCGTGTGCTTCCTTTGCGAGTAACGGCAATAATGCACCGTCCTTGTATGATTGAACTTGTTGCTCTGAATTTAATTTGCCTGTAGAGCCATCGACGATCCCCATTATGAGCGGCTGCATACAATATGCGGCGAAGATGTGCGAACGCAACTCAGAGCCATATTCTTGGAATTGCATGTCCTTGTTAGATATCGCCGTTTGGACATACTTAATAGGCACATTCACGGCCATTGTGCGATGCGCGTTGCGCACCCCTTGATGCTGGGCCTTGTAGTAATTCTTAAAGCGTCTTAACTCGCCCTTTCCCATACCCTCTAGCGAGAGAATGCCAGCGGCTTCGCCAGAATTTACGAAGTAATTAGCATTGTATTGCCCACGTAAAATATCAGCCGATATTGTGTGAGCTAGAGTATCCAGTGGTTTGTGTCCGTAGAGCGACCACGATACTGGATCTTTTACTAAGAAGATTATTTCGTCGCGATCAAAATATACGTGCTGTGGTACAGAGCGTGAGTCCGCGCCAGTGGATCCGAAATTTGCGGCGCGGCGAGAGGTCATCTTATACGCTCGACGCTTCGGAATATTTCCATGTACATCAGAACGAATCTTGACTAGAGACGCGTTCAGCGCGTACATCTCACTCATCATATCATTGTCATATACTAACTCTTGCGCTTGTCGCCCAATTGTCAAGGAGTCAGTCAAGCATTTTTCTCGAATATCAGTAAAAGATTCGTTATTGTCGTTAGGATTCATAAAGAAATCACTAACGACCTTTATGCGCTTTTTCTGGCTACGTGACGCCTTTTTATTGTCACGCGGGCGGATGATAGGGTGGATCTTAGTGCAATCCGCAACAATGCGTCGCACAACAGATTTCACCCATACATTAGTTCGCCACATCTGACGAGCTTGGGCGTCAGTCAGTACAATATCGCCTGGCTCAACATACCCATTAAATGAAAAAGAATCCAGCACGATTCCGCGTGAGTCTTTCGCATTACCTCTAGGAATGCTGTTGGTCTGGACCTTTCTGGTGTGCCTTCTCATCTTTTAGAACTCATCATAATCGTATTCTTCGTCTCCAAGATCAATGAAGGAACCGCCTCCATCATCGTGTGTCTCGCATTGGCTGATTGTGCTAGCAACGGCATCCCAAACGTCCTTACTCTCATGCTTCGCATGGTCAACCTTGTTGCCCTTAATATACTTCAAGTGCTTGGTTTCGCGTGCAAGAATGCGCGAATACGGATACACCACTCGCCCTTCTGCTATTGCGGACTTTGCCGCAACTGGAACAGAGTCGTTCCTGTCGGTAGATAAGAGTTCAGCTTCAGCGCCAAGGTCTTCGCATCGTTGTCGGAAATGGTGACTTTGGAATTGGTCCGCGCTAATGATAGAAATGTCAAATCCTCGATCAAGCAAATATTGGACTATGTACCGCAAAACACCATCGTAATAGATTTCACCATTGCGTGTTAACAAGTCGTCGCGCTTAGACTTTGGGTTGATCCACCCTACAGCAACCATCTCTATAATAGGGCGTTCAGCAAAGCGGTCTTCACTGTCAATGTCCTCTGCACTTACTGACCTGCGCGCGGCTTCGTCCATTAACTCGAAAGTGTCCAATTGAATTGTCACATGGTCAACGATGCCGCCCAACGCAAAGCCCAGCCTGTCTTTCTTGCTAGAGAGGTCAAAGTGCATGAAATACTGTACGCCATCTTTGGCGTGCAACCATTCTCGCCACTTGCCATTCCCGCAATATGCTTGCACTTTGCAGTCCGCGTAATCCCAGCAGGCGTAGACATCCGTACTAACTGTCCGGTTCTGGTATATCGGGCATTCGCGACATTCACTGCGCACGTTTTCTTCAACGTATTCAGGGTCCGACCAAAAAGATTCGATTACGCCCATTGGTTGCGCGCCAAAGTCTCGCATCGTACGACGATAGTTACGAGTTAGCGCAGCGCGGTAATCTTCAATGGTATGATTAGGATTAACTTCCCAAGTAGCGGCTTGGCAAACGTACCCGTCATCTCTACCTTCAAGTTCGTCGTACTTCTGCATTACGAAGTCATCGTCAAAACGTGGCGTGGTGATGCCGATCATTTTGTAATGCTCGCGGAAACGAGTCTGACATGAGCCATACGCCGATTCCCAGCATTCCGCTGCTACGGAGTCTGTGCCTTCGTCGTCGTCCGCTTCATTTTTGCGAATAAAGAAAGCAAGCTCGTCACCCACCCACTGAATAGTATTGTAGCCCAGCCAACCGAACGCCTGAGAGTTGGCTGACAAGGCTTCGATATTCTTGTCAAACCTAACGCTCATTGCTCCGGGTTCTTCATACTTGCCATGGAACCACGGGCAATTGTCCAAGTGGCCTAAGAACTCCTTAAAGAACACTTTCTTGGCCTGCTGTTCATTACGGGCGCAATTAACAAAGTAGATAGCGGAACCTTTAGACAGTCCGTAATACTGCTGCGGTATTTTCATACACAGCGCTTTATAGATGCCGTACAGGTGGAATATAGAACTGATGTAATCCTTACCGCTGCCCTTGCCTAGCAGTAGCATTGCTTCGCGTACGTCGTCCCGCGCGAGGTTCTCTGCCACTTCCATTATGTACGGGCGACAGCCAGTGCGCCCGTTCCATTTTTGGTTTAGGAATCTTGGCGACTCAATAAATTCCCTAATACCAACCGGCATCTCTTCCCAGATGTCAGCGTCGGACATTTCATCGCCCATCGCTTCGATCTCTCCGAGTCCGTCAGCCATGAAACCAAAGGGGTTGCGTATTTCGGATTGTCCGTCCTTCGCTTTGTCTCTGATTTTACGGCGTAGCTTGGCCATGTATTATTCCGTGTAGCTAAAAGAAGCTTCGATGGTTGAGGGTTCCGACAGGTTCTTTAGGTCACCACCCGTACGTACGTTGATGTCTTGAAGTGACGCTTGTATCAACGTACGTTGATCTTCGTCTAAGTGGCGCTTCAAAACAGATATCAAGCCACGCATCAACAGGCGGAAACCGTCAGGGGTTAAGACGAACTCGTCTTGCTGTTGGATTTTGTTCATTCGTTCGACGGTTTTACCGATAGAATCAACACAACGCATAATCCTGTCAATTACCTGCCCATCATCTAAACGGCGCGTAGTCTCGACAACTTCCTTTATCGCTGTGAGTTTCTGCCCTGTAGACATATCAGCAGCGCCCATAATCATCTGAATAAACTCTAGCTTCTCAACATTTGATCGGTCATCTGAAGTGCCTAAAGTAATAGCGTTGATGTAGTTCAACATTAACGTACGAATTACAGCTATCTCGCGCGAGAGGTCAGTTATCCCTTTATCGCTAGCGAACTTCTCAATCCATTCGCCAAGCCCAGCAGTTACGACCCCTTTATATTGATCCAATACGCTAGTCGTGCGCTTTCCGCTAACTAGATTGTTCGCGTTCGCGCCGCCATGTCTTTGGCAGTATAACGAATGTTTTGTACAAGCAGAACCGCAGCGTCTCTTGGGTTCATTCCAAAGCTTATTTCCATGTTCGTCGCGCTTGGGTATCTTGCGGAAGCACCTGAGTGATCCTAACTTTGTGCGGTGCTTTGGCGGTATATCCTCTTTATTGCCGATCATTAGGTGGCCGTATTTCCTGTACAGAGCTTTCCGCTTGCGCCGCTCTTTTTTCTGATCGCGCTTAGGCTTCTCTAGAACTTCAGGACTTACGACTTTATTCTTTTTGCTTTTCTTTTTCTTTTCTTTCATTCTAGTACTCCAAGGAAAATTGCTTCTGCGGAATTGGCATAATTTATGAAATAAATTCCGCGCGCGCTATAGCGATCACATACGATAACCCGCCGTGAACTAGAAAGTTACACAGATTCTGCTACACCCTATAGGGTGTATAGCACTAATTCCGCCACGGGTTACGCTACCGCTTCTTTTGCGGTTGCTTTACGTTTAACGATGAACGTTCAGCGATAAACGATGAACGTATGAGCTTTTGTTACCCCTAAGGGGGTAACTATAAAAGCTCATATAAGTTCAAACGTTAGCGAAGCTAACGTGTATGCGTGCGCGAGAGGAACTAAAGGTTAACATCCAACCAATATACATTCAATGCAGAGTAAAATCAAGTTTACCGATACTACAAATACCGTTATTGCGGCTTTGCGCCGCCCAGCATACCCAGCCAATAGCCCCACGAACGCAGCATACCCATGCAGAGAGCGTTTAGTGCTTAATTGGCAACACAGGTACGGGTTGCAAAACTATTTGCTCTCACGGCGTTCTATTTACCTTTTAGTTTGCGCAAGCGTTTGAACTGTATTTTGCTCAAGCGCTTCGCCAACTTCTGTTCATAGCCGCTAATTGCGTGTCTACCAAAACCGACCCATTGACCACAGCCTTTCCACGGACCCCAGTCATAGTTCGTTTCCAAGATGCGGTTGGTCCAATGCGAAGGCGCGTACGCTACTCTATCGAACGTCTGCCAGCAGCGGACAGCACCGGGTAGCTCTTCAATCCGCACGTTAGATTCCGCGTCACCTATAGTTGGACAACCGAATGTTGACAAAAAGAATCCATTCTCTAACGCGCAGTTTGCAGCGCCACCGCCCCCAAGTGAGTGTCCATTCGCTATGACTGGTTCCGAGTAGTCATAGCGAATGTCGCGCAAAGTGTCAAGCACCCATTCTCTGGAAATCTGGTAATAGCGACGGAAACCCAAGTGTACTCTACCATAGGAAGTCTTTACCATATCTGCCAAGATATCAGTTCCTAGGTCTCTCAAGCCATGCGTTCCGCGATACGTATACACTATTGTGGATCGCGTTATCCCGCCAACTGTCAGTATGATTCTAACGCAGTAGCATTCTACACTATTGACTTTATCTTCGAACACTGACAACAACTCTGCGCCAACTTTGGCTATCTCGTCCTTTTGCACAACGTAAGATTGCAGAGGCTGTCCTTTTTCATCGTCGCGAGCCTTAGGCGGGTACGCATATTTTGAAAGCTTACATAATCTATGTAACGACTCTATGCCGAACACTGAGTTATTCACCGCGACCTCTGATTTCTGTTCTAGCCTGCGCGTATATGCTTCCCAAACAACCGCCAGCGGTAATATTCGCAACCATAACTGGATGACGTATCCAGTGCATGACTTGCGCGAAGGTCATTTCGAGATGCATAAGCGCCCATATCCCAAAAGCTAACGTAATGCCATAAATGCACATATCGCTGATGAACACATAAAACATCGCGCGATCAAACTTATTACGCCCATGTCGCCAGAACCATGCGTGGTAGCCACAGATCGTCATTCCGAGAATGCACAGCGCTACCGTGAATACGCCGGATAAACCAGACATATCATCGAACGTCCAAAACCCGTAAGCGCCTCCCAAAATAGCGATAATCGTAAATACTGAAGAAGTTATGAAAAAAGTTTTTGGTAGTTTGTGTGTTTTATGCGTCACTGGCTACTAGCCTTTTTAGCTTCTGCGCTGGAGTTTCTTCCATTTGCTCGCCACTTAGTGGGCAACGACTAGATTCAGCGATTTTGACAATGTCTCGCAAGTTTTCTTCTAATTTGGAAGACATTTCAGCTTGAAGCTCAACTAATTCTTTTTCATGGTTGCGTTGCGTATCTTTAGCTTCTTCCCATTGCAAAAACATCCAATGCAAGAACCTTGGCAACCGCCATGCGGCTAACCAGCCAATAAAAATAAGGATAGCGATTGGCACAGCCAATGCTGGGCCGAGTCGGTCTAGGTAGTCGAACAACTCGGCCCAGAATCCACGTGGTACGGATGCCGCGGCGGGTTCCATAGCGTCATGCTTCTGGTATTAAGTGGGCAGCGCTCTCAGCTTGCTTTTGTAGCGCCGTAACGTAAGCTTCCACTTCTGATTCGTGTATAAATATTTTGTGGAATTCGCTCGAAGAGTAACGCATGCTGTCATCGTGCGTAGCCTCATTGTCGTCGTCGCATTTGCGAGTTGCAGGCCACACCCGATAAATCTTATCCGTCAAGATGGCATCGTATAGGCGGCGAACACCATTGTCTAAGTCAAGCGTGTTCGCAAATTTTTGCGGGTTGGACATGTTACTCCCTTTATGGTTGATTTTGAAAATAGTTCACCAAGCATAGCTATAACTACTCAACATCCACAGGCTCAATAATGAAATTATTGGTAACATCATCAACGCTGATTCGCACTTTCGTCTTTCCGTCAGTGCTTAGATAAAGCCATACGCGCGCTGCAAAGATTTCTCCTTCGTCAACGTCATCGTCCTTTGGCCATTTGTATTCAGTAATAGTCTGTCCAGCCCACGCGGGTTTTGTGATCTGCACAGGAAGTGCCGCTGACGGTGCAGCGGGAACAGGTACAACGTTTGTAATCATACTGATTATAGCAGCGCGACCACGGGCAATCTGTTCCTTTTTGGTAGGTTTCTCTGGTTCCCTATTTTCATCGCCCTCAGACAGGTACGCTTCTTCGTCATCTTGGCCTCTGTCGTATACGCTTAAAACGATTTCAGTTTTGCGCTGACCCCTAGGAGTGCGGACCATAACATTAGAAACTATCCATTCAGACATGTCTCTGCTCCCCGTATTGTCTGTGATCGTTGTGGCGTTTCCGATTTGCGCAAACAATCCATAAGCTTCGATGGTGTCCTCCGCAACCAGTCTGGCGAGAAGTGTTTCTATTGTCTCCCCGTAGGCAAGTTGTGGCAACCCAAAGATAAGCGCGGCTAAGATTAGAGATTTAAGTTTCATGGTGGTATTGCTCCTTTTATTGGGTTTCTTCTGTTCCTACGGTGTAGGTGGTACTTGGGTCATCTTGATTTTGATGCACCCAAGCTATCGTGGTTGCGGCGAAAGTATTATCGTGAACGCGAATTTCATCTATCTTTCCGTGGTAATACCCTGCGGATTCCCTGCGCGCTATGTAAAATGGCTGATTTGCCCAAGACCAAGCGCCACCTTCAGTCTCCGGTGAATTAGATATAGCGCTACCATCCAAATACGCCCTAGCGCTGCTTCCGTCCCATGTGAAGGCATAATGATACCAAGTGCCCGTTGAAAGGCCACTTGTAGCCTCGGTAAGGTTGGTCCACACATTGCCACCGTTCCCAAGGCTGGGGCGTAGTTGGCTCGACCAGATCCAAGCACCGTACCCTTGGCTTGTTGAGGATCCAGAATTCTGCATTATGACTCCGTCAGTGAAGTCATCTGCTTGGAACCACATCATGGCAGTGAATGTTGTATCTGGGCGCAGATCGTAAGCTCCAGGCGTCCCGACCGCCACGGCGTAGTATTCATTTGACCCGTCAAAGTCAATGCACTGCCCCACTTTTCCGTCAATCAAATCTCCAGATTCTAAATTATAAGAAGCGGCGTCGTGGTTGGCATCTCCAGTCGCTGAAGGTTGTGCGCTTGTTGCCGTTCCTCCCATGTGGTAGACTACCATATAATTTGAGCCAGTAGCGTCCCAACAATCTTGCGGGTTCGGATACGCAGTCGCTGAAGCATAATCGTAGTATAGGTAAACAACAGTATCTACAGAATTAGACATTGATCCTACAGATACCCACACGATGCCGTCATCATTGGTGGAATCATAGTGGTCCAAATCAATATCTAAGCCGGTAGTGTGATCATCTTTGCTAGCGCGGACATCGTCGGCGTCACTCTGTACATTAGTGTGGAAGGTGGGGGGTAAATCTTCTAAACCTACCGCTGCTGTCATGTTAGTCATGGTGGACGTGATTTGCGAAGATAGGAACGTGATAGATACCCTGCGCTGGTAATCCGTGTCGTACCACGGGCCGCCCCCGCCTTGCCCAGCGACACGACGGTGGCCCAGAACAGATTGCGCGCACGCATTCCACACCATCAAGTATAGCAAAAGAATTGATAATTGTTTCGAGTATTTTTTCATCGCCTCACCAAACGCTCTCCGCAGTGGTTTTCTTGCCCCATTGGATTGCTATGGCGTGCGCTTTAGCATCTGCGTTTAGCGTGTCTGAACCGTTATCCGCGTCTCGCAATAGTCTTACATACATCATGTGACCTCCCGCTGCCGTAGATTCACTGTAAACAGTTATGGCGGGCGTTGCTGCTGTGATATGCATATCGCCGTTAGTCACTAAAGTGTCCGTCACTGACTGCCCAGTTCCTAAAGAGAGGTCAATATCAGCCGAGTCTGCGACAGATATTGCGTTTATTATCCATACAACGTTACCAGCCCCGGTTGAATCCCAATACACCTTCGCCTTGACAGTCCCCCCGTCCCAATTGTCCGGAATAGGGAACTGGCACCATATGCCTTCGTCTGTTGCGGCGTCGAAAGACCAGTAATCCACTTGTAGATCATTACCTGCCATTTCTTCATTGACGAACTCTGCACCGTTAGTAGTGCGCGCCGAGAACATACCTGCGCCAAGGGACCAGTAGCTGTAATCCGCTAATGCAGAGAAGATCGTTGCGGTTGTCGTTGAATCAAGAGCGTCTACGTTAGTTAGCGTCAGAGTGCCGCCGCTATCAGTGAACGCGGAAACGGAGTTGAAATACAAGCCACCATCAGCTCCGATGGATAAATCAGACCCAGCGTATACCAAGGTAGAATTGGATATAAGCTTGCCAGTAGTTCCATCCATCAACGCAACTGCGTTGTCTGTGGCCGAACCCGGTCCCACTACGTCGCCGCTTCCGCCACCAGCAGCGGCCTGAAAGGTCGGCGCGACTCCCGCACCACCCGACGTAAGAACGTGCCCGCTTGTGCCAGTGGCAACAACTGTAGCAACGCCCGCAGCGCTCCATGTTATTAGCTCACCATCGGTTCCGTCCGCAAGCGCAGCAACTGAAATCATTGCAACATCATTATTAGTGAAGACGTCAGTAACATCTGTGAGTTGCGTCTCTAACTCGGCCTCAGTATCAAGAACTGTATGCAGAATGTACTGAGTATGGTCGTCGTCGAGAAGGCCAATCAAATCACCGTGGTCCGTCGGCGAACCGCCGCGAAACGTGCCGCTGAAAGCAGATTCTATTAGCGTGAAACTGGTATCGCTTTTCTTAATTATAATGCGTGCATAAATGCGAGCGTGCCCCTCGAAATGCGGAGGCAATGAAGCTGGCGTCGTTGCCGCTTTTGCGTCTATTAGCGTGTAGGAGCCTTGCCCGAAAACGACATAGGTATTCTCGTCTTCGCCACGATATAACCAGTGGACTCCGTACCGATTGTTAGAGAGCGTTCCAAGCGCGCCGTCACCGTCATCGTACTGCGTGTTGTTGATATCAGTCTGCGCCGTTTGTTCAGTCCAGCCGCCTGCGCCGTCGCGATAGTAGTAGCTGAACGTATCGGCCACGTTGGTATCCATTGCGGGAACCGTCACCGACGTCAATCCCTGCCATAGTACGGACTCAGAAACGGCAATCTTGAGCGATGCTGGCTCACTAACTACGCCGCCGGATTCGTGCGCCCAAGGTGTCGTTTTATGAAGTCGTAGGGTCATTAGGCTGGCGTAGTCGTTAACCTTGATATGTAGTTCGTTCGTAATGTGCTGCGCAGTGCCTGCGCGATAGGACGTGCCAAGGTAGATATTAGTGCTGAGATCAACGCGCTCAGTCGTGGTCGCCACGACCTGCGGCGAGCCACCGTTCCATTCAACATAGATATAAGCTAGCGTCTCATCCGCAATTGCCACGTTTGCCCCAGATTCTGCTGCCCAATTGCAAAAGTATAGCGTGGCAACATCTGAGTTAGTTGCGCGGATTAGCCCTGTTCCGGCTGCAACGGTAACGGTTCCGTCGCCATCGTCGGAGATCTCCCCACCACTCGTTACGCCAGCCGAGTGGAAAACATTCTGCATGTGCGAAACGGTACTATAGGTTGATCCTGCTACGCGCGCCAAATCTATTGATTGCACCGTAGAACCTATGTCAGACTCGACCAAAAAGTCTTCATCTGTTGTCGCAGCGTTAATCTTTGTTGTAGAATCCCATTCAGTGTCGCGGGTAATAGTGGAAACAATGTTTGTTTCCGGTATACTATCGTTGTTCGTAAACACATCGGTAACGTCAGTCAATCTTGATTCCAAGTCCGCTTCGCTGTCTAGCGCGGTATCCGGCGAAAACGTTTGTGAAGACGCACCGTTACCAACCAATATGATATGATCGTCAGAATCCCATTCAATAACGCCTTCAGCGGTCGGAGTGGGCGACACAGAATTCACCAGTGTTATAGCGCTTGTAGCTATTGTGCCGCCCGCAATCGTGAGATTGTTTGCTACACTCGCGTCTGCAAGAACACCAGTTGTATCTGTAGTAAGGTCGATAGCTGCTAACGTTATCTCTTGAGATGATAACGTTAAATAATCTAAAGAACCCGCTAGCGTAACTGCTGTTGAATTATCTGTCCCTGCGACATCTACATTCAAGTTGGTGCGTGCAGTTGCAGCGCTAGCTAAATCGCTAAGATCGTTTGCAATCAAAAGCACGGTTCCGGCGGTCAGAACCGCAGCGTCGTTGATTGTAAGTTCACCCGTAGCGAAATTGATCGGGTCGTCGTAGACAATCACATCGCCAGTGGATGAGCCAAACTTTAACGAAATAGTACCTTGCGCAGATGCGAACAAGGCAAAGAAAGCGAAAAATATCGCTGCGTGTAGTTTCATGAGGTTCCTCAAGGTTCTAGTAGTTGCTTTGTCGCGCGAGTGGCAGCTACGCCAGTGAATTGGTAAGCGTAATTTCTCAATGTGAGAGAATCAATAGACGTAACACCATTATAGGTATCGCCGGGTTCAATTACGAAACTAACTGTGATGCCACTGCCGTCGCAAATCACAAGCGGCCTCCAACCAGCCCAATCAGTAATGGCTGGAATAGTCACCGCACAGGTCGATTGCACAATTATCGGTTGCACACCAACGTCCGCGACTACCAACGTGTACGTAGAATCCGTAACCGTAATAGAAGGGTTAACGTCGCTGCCAGCGTCTGCGCCAGTTGTGTCGAGCTTTCGCAGCCTCCCTAACATAAAATCATAGACCCAAGGCATGGCAATGCCCTCCAATTGGATTAGATATCGAAAACCAGCGTGGAAAAGTCATCTGCTGCGTGGACGAATTTAGCTGTTGGCGTGAGAACACCGTCGATTGTCTTCTTAGCCCAGCGTACGTTCGTCGTCACTGGTGATGAGCTGGAATCTTCGATGACTTTGCGGATCGCCCAGACTTCGTCTGCGAGTGCGGATCCGGGCGGTGCGATAGCGATAATCGTAGCAACTACGCTACCGGCAGTTGTTTCCTCAGTCTTCATATCGACTTGATCTGAGAAATTGGGTAAAAGTTTTGCTCCATTAAAAGCGCTCATCATGCTCTCCGTATATTCGGCGGCACTGTACGCTGTGTCATCTGGAATTTCTTCCGAATAATCATATAACGACATGCGATTGCCAGCCTATTGGTTAAATGAGACTGGCAATCGTTCAGTTAGTTCTCTTTAGAACTAACTTATTCGGCGTCCGTGTCCGTGTCGATAGTGTAAATGTGCTTCCCCAAATCTTCAAGCTCTTCCAGCGTAGCTTGATACACGTTGAGTAAGTCTTTCAGGGTGGAGATATCACGCATGTTGATGTGTTCTGTTAGAAGCGTCATCATTACGCTGCGTATATTGCCGTGGTAGCGCTTTTCGTAAGTTTTCGTCCAAGTGCCGTCCTTGCGCTGCTTAACGGAATGGAGCTCAACTTGGTAATCTAACTTACCGCCGCGTAAAACATACCACCGATCCACTTGTTCGTCGTCGCCAATTTGGATTTCTGTGCACCCGCGTTTCTTTGGGGCTTCAGAGGGGCGAATGTCGTACCAGCTTTTGACGGTCGCAGCGTCTACAGAAACCAAATTTCGGTGGCTTCGCTCACATTGAACATACTCATTGCCTTTGTCGGTGTGGCGGTACTGCTGTCCGCCACACGCAGGGCAGAAAGCATCTTTGATTTTTGTTTTTTTCATTTCATTCTCACTTATTATTCGGGTTTCGGTGGGGTGATCAAGTAAGCGGTCGGGTATTCCTCCCCGTACGTAGTTCGCCAGTGTTTATGGCTCATCAAACTGCTCATCGCGTACTTATAATGCATTGGCAAGGTGGGGTGCACGTTAGTGATCGCTATAACTCTGCCTTCCGGCATTTTGCGCTCACAGTCTTGTACGAAATCCTCTGGTAATCTCACGCCAGTCTTGTCGCACACAGTATCCCATATGATTATATCGAAGGCGCTATGGTCGAAGTACCCTTCCTCGAACGCTTGACACGGGTTTATTAGCAGGTTAGATACAACATTAGTGTCGGTCGTTATACCCTTCAAGGAGGCAATGATAACTCGGTCACCAGAGGAGCACAATTCCGATAATCCACTTGTCAATCCGCTAGTGAATCCGTATACTAATACTTTCACTGGGCTAAACCGTCTATTTCTGACGATGTCTAACGCGTCTTTGTACGCATTGTGTTTGTGTGGCAAAGTATCATGCACGCCCATTTGTATGTATGAATATTTTTTATCATACCTTTTTCTGCGCTTAACATTTGCGCGATAGACGCTTTTCTTATTATTGCGATTGCTATTCCCGATGTATCCATAAGCGCAGTGCGCTTTGTGCAATGGGATATTGTTCCCCAGAAAGCCTTCCACGCCGCTGCGAGACTGATGTATTGCAGGGGGCTTATCGCGAAAGGCGCTATTGCGAACCCACCAAAAAGTTCCAGAAAAGTGCCATGGACATGCCGCATCGGCCCCACACGGAATGTTATACCTAAGGAAGCACCCTACCGCTTGTGTGTCTGGCGCATCTTGTAATGCCGGTTCGACAGAGGTGCGATAATCCTCAAGTAGCACTTGATACATCTTATTACGCCACCACCGCACGACAGAATATCTTTTCGCACCCTTTCTGTATTTTACGCCTTTAGCGTGCGCGTAAAACGTGGCACTGTCTCTATCTGCCATTGAAAGCAAGCGAGAAAAGTTTTCTTTGAAGTGCGTGGTTTCTCCAAGCGCTTTGACGTTCTTGGTTTTGACATACATATCAGCCCGTGCAAGCAGAGTCGCAGACCTAGCTTCAAAAACATCAGTTGAAACTGTCTTGCTGTCTTCCGCCAGCATCACTATGACAATTCCGTCAAACAAGGACAAATGTTCCGTAATGGAATCGATGTTATCTTCCCACGCTTCACTGTGGGCCATAGGGTAGCAGAAGTACATTAGATTGCGTTTCATTCGTGTCGTCCGTTTAATGTTCATATTAGCGGCTAGCGTGCCGCTTGTAATGTAACACTAAAGAAACGCATTGCGTGCCTATTTATACACATGTAGTGCAATAGGGCGGCAGCACCCAACAGAACGCTTTTTAAGCGTTCTCACGCCATTCGTCGTAGCCTGTACACACTGCCCGTAATATGGCGCAATTGTTAGCTAGGAATTTATCGCTAACAACTTTCAAACTGGCATCGCGTTCGTCTTTCGCGATGATGCCAGAACGACAGTCTTCTCGTATTGCCTTAGAAAGCGCAAGAAGGCGTTGTCGTTTCTCTAATAGACCCTTTGCCTTGTCAGCCTTGTCCTTAGACAAGAAGTTCCCCGCCCATTCCATCTTCTGTCAATTCCTTACTATTGAATAACGTACACGTTGCTATTGCAACGTCTGTGTCAGGCGCTAACGAATATACTTCAAGGGTGCAACCGTTAGCGCCATAAAAGTCACTGGCGCTGTAGCGGACGTCTGTATTCCAGAAATAGTAGTATTGACGATCTGGACCTTTGGACTCGTATTGCTTCGCTCCGTTTAAGAACGTGCACACCTTGAAAATAACTACATGCCCATCATATTCGTAGTGTCTGGTCTTCTCTACCAGCAATCTACTCGCGTGCACGCCAAAAGATGGGCAAGCGGGTATAGGTATGCGTGAGACCGCCTGTGTCGAAACCATGGCTGTTGCTATCTGTATCTGTCTTTCACGCTTCATGGCGTTGCTTCCGGTGTTTAAGCATCCGGTTACACTTTTCAGAACCATACATGGCAGCGAGGTCAATAATGGCCGCTCGCGCTCTTTGTAAGTTCTCTGCCGCTGTCTGTAGCATGGCATATTCATAATCATGGAAACTGGGATCTTTATGTTCTTCGCACACAATAACAAGCGTACCGGCGCGGCCAAT